GACAAGCTCGGACAGGCGCAACTGAAACGGTGGAAGGGCGTGGCGGCAAGAGCCTTGGGAAAAGAGGCGGAGGCAGCGCGCACGGCCTTCGTCGAAGAGAAGACTGGCGAAGCTGTTGCCCGTGGACTGGACGAGGCGGCGGCCCGCCTCACGGCCGAGCAATGGGGCGATAGCGTCTTGCGGCCAGGTGTGATCCTGGAGTTCGATGATCGTGATCTCGGGGCCATCGATGTTGCGGCAATCCTGGCCGATCCGGCCCGTTTTGAGGGCGAGACACTCGCCGATCCGATCGAGGGCGTCGCGTATGGCAGAAATTGCGCGATCGTTCAGATGCGAGACGGCGCCCCGAGTATCTTCTCGTTCGCTCATGGCGGCGCACGTTATGAGTTGCGCCCGGGAGACGATGTGCCGCCGCCGGCCATCTCTGGGGACGGCGTCGAGGGTGGTGACAGTGCCTTCTTTTCCGTGACGATCATATGGCTGTCCGAAGACACACTTGCCCTTACCTTCGCCGATCGCCACGCAGGCAAACTCCGCTATGTCGCGAATTGGGGCAAATGGCTCGCATGGACCGGCACGCATTGGGGATACGAAAAAACACTCGCCGTGTACGACATGGCCCGGAAAATCTGCCGCGAGTTCGTGCAGCCCCGCGCAAGCCCCCCAGCATTGCTAACCAAGGCTCAAACCGTGTCCGCCATCGAAATGCTCGCCCGCTCCGACCGGCGTATTGCCGCGACCGCCGAGCAATGGGATGCTGATCAGTTGCTTTTCAATATGACGGAAGGCTCGGTCGAACTCTCAAATGGAGCGGTCATGCCAAACAATCGCATGGACTACTGCATGAAAGTGGCGGGCACATATGCGGCCCCTCCAGGTACGCCATGCCCGATATGGCTCGGTTTTCTCGACACCGCCACGAATGGCGATCAACCCTTTACCGACTATCTGCAACGGGCTTGCAGCTACTGCCTGACCGGCCTTATCAAAGAGCACGCGCTTTTCTTCCTGTACGGGACAGGTGGCAACGGCAAGGGCGTTTTCATCAATACCATTCGCGGCATCTTCGGAACCTACCACACAACCGCGCCGATCGATACTTTCACAGTTACGAACTCGACCTCGCACCCGACCGACCTCGCCGGGCTCATGGGCGCGCGCCTCGTCACCGCCACCGAGACTGAGGAGGGCCGCCTATGGGCCGAATCCAAGATCAAGGCCCTGACCGGCGGCGATGAAATCAGCGCCCGGTTCATGCGCCAGGACTTTTTCAGCTTTACCCCGACATTCAAATTGATGATCGCGGGGAACTACAAACCGCGCTTGCGCAGCGTCGACGAGGCCATGGGCCGCCGGGTTCACCTTATCCCCTTCGCCGTCACGATCCCGCCGGACAAACGCGACCCCGACCTCACCGAAAAGCTGAAAGCCGAATGGCCCGCAATCCTGCGGTGGATGATCGACGGTTGCATGATGTGGCAGAAAACGGGCCTCGCCCCGCCGCAAGCTGTCATCGACGCAACCAACAGGTATTTGGAAACCGAGGATTCAACCGGCGCATGGATCGCCGACCGGTGCGAATGCAAGGCCAGTTACGAAGACACGTTCGCCAAGCTTTTCGCTTCATGGAAGTCATGGGCGGAACTAATGGGCGAGACCGTGGGAAGCCAAAAATTGCTTGCCGAAAAGCTTCAAGGCCGCGGCTTGGCGCCAACAGATCTCGGCCATGCAAGGGCCCGAGGCTACCGCGGAATCCGCGTCATCGAAGCGAAACCGCCGCCGCCTCACGGCTATCTGGATGGCGACGATGATTACTAGCAAAGCTCAAGTGCGGGACGATGCGGGAGGGTTTCCGCTATATCCCTGTATGCATGTGTGTGTGCGCGCACGCGCGCACGATACGTCGATAATAGGGAATCGTTCCGCATCGTCCCGCAAATGCTGGATTTTTCGCCAGAATATCGAATTGTATCAATAAGTTAGAACAACAACAAAAGCTTTGCAATATATGCAACAGCAAACAGGAACTAAATGACTGACGCCCCCGCTGGCGACCCCGCGATTGCAAGCCTGCTCGAAGAGGCCGCGCCGCTCGCCACCGCTGCAAACGAAAAGCTCGACGAGGCCCTCGCTATCGCCGAACGGAACGCGACGTTCAATGCCGATCGCCAATGGTTCAAGTCGCGGCCGGATCGCAGCTGTCGCGCCCGCCTCGCCACGACGCAGGAGATCGAGGACCTGCACAATAGTGCTTGGCCGCCGGGCTGGCGGGGCGAGAGCGCAGCAACTTCGCGGTGGTGTTTGAACGACAAAACTTCGCGGCGGCGCGAAGTTTCGGTAGTGGCAAGTTTGAATAAGGCAAAAATCCCTAAGTTTGATATTAGGGCACCTCGAAAATATTCGCTTGAAGCGGGACGATCGGCGATTGAGGTCGCCGCGGTGTCGGTTTAATGGGCGGCGGCCTTTCATCGAGGCTATTTGAAGCCGCATGCGCCGGTGCAACGTAGCGCGCCTGGGCGCCGACACGATCGTTGCGTCGACGATCTGCCCACCCATGGCGAGGTAGCCCTTGTCCTTAGAACCCGTCAAACAGATCAAACGGTTCTTCCACTGCGCCGGCCTTCGCCAGCGCCTCGATCCCGCCCGCTTCGGTTGGAACTCGATGACAGGCCGGTTCTTTATAAACCGCACCCGCCGCGTCTCGTTTGTCACTTGCTCAAGAAACTCATCGCTCAACTGGTCGCTCAGCCGGAAGGCTTGCGGGTTTTCGCTTCCGTCCTCGTTGAACGGGTCGCGCGCGAGCCTATCGAGCACCTCCGTTTTGAGCACATCAACAGCGACGCCGAACGCGCGCATGTCGCCCTTGACGTTGGTCAGCTTCGTCCAAATCTTACGCGGCCCGGGCAAGCCCTTGATCGCGAAAATATAGCGGTCCATGCGCGGGTAGCAGAAATCATAGACCTTTTGCGTGCGCCCCTCGCGGCCGCCCGAGTCGATTGCGGCGCCGTCGATCCCGATCATCCAGCCGTTCGGGTGACGCCAGCGGCTCTTGAGAAACCCGTCCAGCGTTTTCCAAACGCCGTTTTCGAGCGTATTGCCGGCGAAAACGATATGGCCCAAAATACAAGGCGCGCCATATATGGAGAAACCTATCAGCGCGCATTCCACACGATCGTCCTGGGTGTCGACGCCCGCCGTGATCACCACGACGTTTTCCGGCACGATCATCCCGTGCCCCGACGTTGGCAGGCCCCACGGCTCCGCGCGATCCGCGAGCATTGAGGCATCAACGCGGTTGATCGTCGTGCGCCAGGGGCACCCGAGCACGGTATTGTGAAAGACCTGCATCCGCGACGGGCCGCCGCGCTTCGCGTCGTGGTATTCCTTGACCAACGTCGCCCACGACGCATTTGGAAGAAGGGACACAAGCGCATTAATCCTAAAAGACCGGTGCGTCGTGATCTCGGGCTTGAGCGCCCGCCACTTCCCCGCATAGACCATCGCTGGCTTGTGCCGCTCGTCGATCAGAGCCTTGCAATGCGGGCACATATATTTGACCGTCGCCGGGTCGTGGTTTTCCCACTCAAGATTTGACCATTCCGGCGCATGAAATGTGCCGCATTCGACGCAGGGAATCTCGAATATTTCCTGCGATCCTTCGCCGAATCGCGCGGCGACAACGCTGATGTCCTCGTCGGTCGGCGTGCTCCCGATCACGATCTTACGGTTAGGTTCGGCCATCGTGCGCCGTTCCGCTAGGTCGAGCGCATCCCCCTCGGTCGTTACCTCGTAGCGGTCAACCTCGTCGCAAAGTAGCAGGCGGCAATCGTGGCGGCTCAGATTCCTGGGGGCCCGGGCCGAAAGTATTTTCAGGCTCCCGCCGCCGGCAAGGCTTTTGCGCGTCAGCGTGTTGCGGCCATCGAGCCGACCAAACTGCATAAGCCCGCGCAGGGTCTTATTCGACCTGAAAAGCGGCTCGACCCAATCGACGCTTATTCCCCGCGCGTCGTCGTCCGTCGGCATGAGTAAGATGATCGGCCCCGGGTCCATGGCCGCGGTCGCCGCAAGCACGCCCATAAGCCCCGTCGTGTAACCAAGGCGCGCGCTTTTCATTACTGTCACGCGCTCGACGCCGCGATCCCCCATCGCGTTTAGAATTTCCGTCATATAGGGCCAGTTTTCCATTGGCCCAGGACGCACGCTCTTTCCTTCCGGAAGCGTTATATTTTTTGTCATCCAATCCGCGAGGAGAAGGTCCTCCGGGGGCTGAAACAGCGATAGAACTCGGCTAACAAGTTCAGCCGCCTTCGGCGTAGTCATTTGCTAACGCGCTTCCTGTTTGAGGCATCGGCGCCGGCCCAGGGAGCATCTTCGACGTTTCCGTCAAAACTTTATTTGCGACCTTGCGAATTGTCTCGACGTCATCGCTTTTTAGGTGCGGAAGTTTTTCATGACACCGCGCCGGGAAGGACAGCACCGTCGCTTTTATCGCGCGAACGATCGTTCCCCATGCCTCTATTATGTCGTCCATTGGTACGAGCGAGCCCTCAAGCGCGGCATTCTTGAGCTCATAGTTTTTTCGCTGAACGATTTTCAGCCGCGCGTTCTCGTCAACGGCGTTTAGTTCGTTGCCCTGCCGCCCCGCCGCGACCTCCCGCAAGTGCCGCACGTAGTTCCGGACCGACGGCGCAAGAAGATAGCGCCCGCGGACGCCGGAGCCTACCACGATCCCGGAGCGTGCAAGATGCCTAATCGAGGTCAAGTCGAGATCAAGCAGCCCAGCAAGGCTTTGCCCGGTTATGCCTTCGGCCATGCGGAGGAGCCCATTCAGCCAAGATATTTCAAAATAATCAGCAAAACCAGCATATTAGGACTTGATGTCATCTCCGATTGGAGCGTGTGTGCTGATCCGACCTGCAGCGAGCGGATCGTTTCAAAGGAATGACCACAATGACCATCGAACTAAAAAACTACAGCAACGCGAGCAACGCTAGGCGCGCGGCGAAGGCCGCCGGGCTGAGCGAGTTCGACGTCTATAAGACCCGCGACGGCTGGTATAAAATCCGGGCCGCCGCGACGAAAACCGCCAAGGAGCCCAAGTCGGCCAAGGCGCCAAAGGTTAGGGGCGCCATGACCCCAAAGGATCCCAAGTCTACAAAGGAGCCAAAGGAGCCCAAAGAACCGCGGGCGACCAAGGCCGCCAAGTTGATCGATCTGATCACTGAGGGTGCGACCATTACCGAACTAACCGAGGCTCTTGGTTGGCAGAAGCATACGGTGCGCGCGGCGCT